GAACAGCGTTCTGCAGCCGTTTTGTTTGCTTCGAGAGAACAACAAGTGTGGAATATAATGGGCGTTGACACGCTTGACTATCTTGACCTGTATCGTAAGTTTACATTTGTCAGGCGAGAGAGTTACAAACTAGATTATATCGGCGAAGTTGAACTTGGCGAAAACAAGAACGAGAATCCGTATGATACTTTCAAAGAGTTCTATGCTAACGACTATCAAAAGTTTGTTGAATACAATATTCAAGATGTTGAACTCGTTGATAAGTTAGAAGATAAGATGCAGTTGATTCGTTTGTTCTTGACTATGGCGTATGAGGCAAAAGTCAACTATCAAGATGTATTCGGTCAAGTAAGAATATGGGATTGTATTATCTATCATCACTTGCGTTCAAAGAACATTGTGCCGCCCGCCATACAAGAATCAAAAACATCTAATGGTTATGAAGGCGCTTATGTGAAAGACCCTGTTGTTGGTTTTCATGATTGGATTTGTAGTTTTGACTTGAACAGTCTATATCCACATTTGATTATGCAGTATAACATATCGCCAGAAACGATGGTTGGGTTTGAACCGAATCGTGTGAATGTTGAGAACATGTTAAATCAAAAGTCTGACTTGTCTGACCTTGATGGTCGAACTATAACGCCAAACGGCGCTCAGTTTCGAACTGACAAACGAGGTTTTCTTCCTGAAATCATGGATACTCTGTATCAAGAACGAGTTGTTTATAAAAAGAAAATGATTGAAGCACAGAAGATGTTTCAAAAGACTGGTGATAAGAAGTATGAGTATGAGATTTCAAAGAATCATAACATTCAGTTGGCAAGAAAACTCTCATTGAATAGTGCCTACGGTGCAATCGGCAATCAGTATTTCAGATACTTTGATGTTCGACATGCAGAAGGTATTACAATGGCTGGGCAACTTGCGATTCGATGGATTGAAAGAGATGTCAATGACTTTCTAAACAATCTATTAAAGACAAAGAATGTAACTTATGTTGTTGCTTCTGATACTGACTCTATCTACATTCGATTGGGTGAAGTTGTGAACGCAATATTCAAAGACAAATCTGACACAAGAAAGATTGTAAGAGTCATGGATAAGTTTTGTGAAGAAACTCTACAACCTCAAATCGACAAGTCGTTTGATAAACTTGCTAAATATGTACATGCATATGAGCAGAAAATGATTATGAAACGAGAAGTGATTGCAAACAAAGGCATCTGGACTGCAAAGAAAAGATATATTTTGAATGTGTATAATGAAGAAGGTGTTGAACTGAAAGAACCTAAACTTAAAATCATGGGCATCGAGGCAGTCAAAAGTTCTACACCCGCCCCATGTCGAGTTAAGATTAAAGAGGCGTTAAACATCATCATGAATAAAGACGAATCAGCATTGATTGAGTTTATAGATAACTTTAGAAAAGAGTTTAAGAAGTTGTCGCCTGAATCAATCGCATATCCTCGCTCATGTAATAATCTTAAAAAGTATGGTTCGACTACAACAATCTATCAGAAGGGAACGCCGATGCATGTTCGTGGCGCTTTGTTGTATAACAATCTATTGAAGAAACACAAGTTAGTTAAATACGAAACTGTGAAAGATGGTGATAAGATTAAGTTTATTCCGTTGACAGAACCTAATCATTTGAGAGAAAACATTATATCTTTTATCGGCACAATGCCAAAAGAGTTTGACTTACATAGATATATTGACTACGATACTCAGTTTGATAAGTCGTTCTTAGAACCATTACGATTTATTGTTAATGCAATCGACTGGAGTTTTGAAAGGCAGTCAACACTAGATGAGTTTTTCTAATGACAGACGAAGAACTAAAAGATTTTATGGAATATTTTAAAGACAACTTGCCAGACCCCGAACATTATCCTCATAAGGTAATGTGGTTAATGAAATGGTATCAATCGATAGTTTTAAGGAATAGAAATGGAAATACAGACAGCAACAGCAAATAAATCGGCAAAAATTATTATTGATTTTTTCAGTAATATTGACCGAATTGATGATTACTTTCGACTAAGAAAGATTGAAAGAGTTAAGAACTTGCCGCCGTCTATTCCTGGTTTCGGTTTAGAAGATGAGATATTTCAAGACTATGATATGCCACCTAATGATATGGACATTGAAGTTACACAGATTGACAATCAAACATTTGATGCGTTACTTGAAAAGACTGCCAGTTTTAGTCCAGACAATGCGCCAGGTAAACAACTGAAACTAGTTATCAAAGAGAAAAAAACAAATACTGTATTGGGGTTTATCAAACTAGGCTCACCTTTGATTAACTCTAAACCAAGAAATAATTATCTTGGCGATACACCAGACTTGAAAATCTTTAACAAAAGAGCGATAATGGGTTTCATTATTGTACCAGTACAACCATTTGGGTTTAACTATCTTGGCGGTAAACTATTGGCGTTGATTTGTTGTTCACATAAAGTGCGAGAGATGTTAGTTGAAAAGTATGATACAGAATTTTGTTTATTTGAAACGACAAGTCTTTATGGAAACATTAAAGGTATGTCTATGTATGATGGACTAAAACCATTTTTGAGATACAGGGGTGATACAGAATCTAAGTTTGTACCAACACTTGGCGAAGAGGCATATTTCACTTGTAAGAAACTTGTTGAAGATGATGTGAAAGAGGACTTAATACCTAAGTATGCTGCAGATGGTAATGTAACGGCAAGTCGTAAGATGAAGATTACTACAAAAATGATTTCACTAATAAGAATGAAGTTAAGAGAAACAGATATAGAACTACATGATAAGTTTGTCGCTGCTATGAAAAAAGCAGAAGGCGTTACTACACAGAAAAGATTTTATATGTCAGACTATGGTTATGAAAATGTCAAAGATGTTCTATTAGGCAAAACAGACACACTAATCAAAGGTCCGAACTACCATAAACACGATTTAGAAAACATCATTAGTTGGTGGAAGAGAAAGGCGACAAGTCGATATGATAAATTGAAATCAGAAGATAGAATAAGAAAAGAACTAGAAGTATGGAATGCTGACACTATGAATAAGATAGATATAATAAGATGAACCTTTTTAACTTAGACAGACAGTTGAATAAAACTGTTAGAATACTTTTGTATCCTAATATTACTTTTCAGGAAGATTTAGAAAAGGATTCTTACATTCAAGTTATCAAGAATCAGATAAAACTGCTAAATGAAATCCGTGATGATTTGTGGTTTTATCTTATCTTGCCTTGTTCAGTTCCTTCTCTGGCGTTTGATAATGTAACACAATACTATACAGACTTTGAAACATATCCGCCAACAATGAGGTCTAACTTCAGCGTAAAGGATATCAAAAACATCTTAAATAAAGATTTAGACTTTGATGTAGTAATGACACATTTGCCAGAACATACACACGCATTAAAAAATACAATGTATAATATAACTCACCACACCCCACCGATGTTTGGTTACTGTCATTGGTTTGATGTGAAAGATGTGGTCGCTTGGACTAAAGATAGTTTTTTACAAAATATTACAGGACTATTAGAGTATGAGAGATGTTATCTGAATACACAACATCAAAAGGACTTGGTTATAAATCAAGCAAAAGAAACCTTTAACGATAAGACTATTGAAAAACTAGATAACATTTTAACTGTGCAACATTTGGGTGTCAACAAAGGTGATATCATATCTGAAATAAATGAAACGCCTGAAAAGATTATTGTATTCAATCACAGACCAGATACTTACAAACATTTCAAACAGTTCATAGCACTTACAGATAAGTTGTGGGAAACAAGGCAAGACTTTAAAGTATGGGTGCCGTTATTAGATAAATCAAATAGAGATTATGTGATTACTGATAAAGGTAACAAACAATGGTACTACGATAGACTTAAAGATTGCTGTGTTGGTTTCTCTCCTAAACAAACTTATGGTGGATGGAGTGTAGCAACCACAGACGGTATGATGAACGGAGTTCCTTATATTATGTATCGGGCTCCATATAATAAAGAACTAAATTCTAATGCTGACTGCTTTACTACTGATGAAGAAGCGTTAATACTCCTTAATATGTATTTAGATACAGACATTAGAAATGTTCGAGCAAGAGAGTCCTTAGAACACCTACATAACAACCTGATATATAAAGACAAGATGGTCGCAATGAATGATTACATGAACGAGTTGTTATCAAAGCAAAAAGTAATGGGCGATAGTGATAAGTTAAAAGAGATTATTGGTTGGATTAAAGACAGCAAGTCAATGACTAAAAAAGAAATAATCAACAAACTTGGTTGGGGTAGAGGTATTAAATGGACGCCGTATAGACTCGCTCTAATGAAACACCCGAACATCTATGATGTGAATGATTCAGAGCCTTCATACAACTGGAAAGATTAAATAAATGCTTGACAAAACTAACTAAACAGAGTATAATACCATTATGTTAACCGTACAAACAAGACTAAAATCAGAACCAGATTCAGAGTGGCAGTTCCATGAACTTTCACTAGATAAATTCCCAGGCGGATTTCAAAGAGAATCAGAATGGGC